TGTGTTCCAAGAAGAGAAGATCCAGGATCTAAGCAAAGAGAAATAAATAAAAAATTATATAATTAATAACAAATAAATAACTAAAACATGGAATCAAACAAACAAGAAAAGTATGATTTACTTCATGATAACCCAGTAGCAAAAGATGCTAGTGGAGGAAGAGGTGGATCATGGATGTCTAAACACGCTGCTCAATCAAGAATGAGTGGAGGATCTCCTTTAAATAAAGTAAAACCTGAAGCTAAACCTACAGAAAGTGAATGGAGTGAAGGAAATTTGATCCTTACGGAGATACAAATCCTTTTGATACAAAATAACAGTACGAGAACTGTTTAAAACTCGAGTCAAACAATAACAATAACAATAAAAAAACCAAACAAAATGGCAAGATTTATTAAATTTAACATTCTTAATTCTGGTGCAGGCTTAACTGCTGCTTCAGGAGCAAGATATGTAAACGTAGACGACATTGAGAGCGTAACTGACGTGATTGGTGGTGGTTCTGGATATGCAGTTCAAATTGTCCTTAAAGGATATACTGGAGCTGGTATACAGTCTGCTAACAACGTAAATTATGGTGCAGATTCGGCACAAGGTATCCTTGCGGTTACTTCTGAAATGAGTGCTAGAGTAATTACTCTATTAGTACAAACTTCATCAACTATTGCTGCAGGAGCTAATACTGCTGATCCAACTACAATTACTGTAGCAAGCAATATGCCTAGTGAGGCTGTAAGAAGAGCTATGTCTGCTAATCCAGGTGGAGTTGTTGCTTCAGCTCAATTAGGTAGAGATGGCGCAGGAACAGTTGCTCAAAATCAGATGTACTGGAATTCATTTGCAATAGCAANTACTTCTCCAGCACCAGCTGCTTCTTAATTAAGTAATCAATTATGAAACCAAGAGGACTTGGTGATAGAATTGAAAATATTACAAAAGCAACGGGCATCAAAAAAGTTGTTGATANTATATCAACAGCAACTGGTGTCCCTTGCGGATGTAATAAAAGAAAAACTATCCTAAACAAAATGTTTCCTTCAAAAAAATAATATGGCTTTTAAATTAGATAATCCACCGTATTCTGCGGATAATGTACCTGTTTACCATGTTGATATGGAAGACGGAGTGGCGGGTAAAGCCAATAATAATGGGACTATTGTTATAAATAAAGACATGGACCCAAATCAAATAGATGATATTATAGAGCACGAAAAGATTCATATAGAACAAATGAAACGAGGAGATTTAGATTATGATAACGAAAACGTATATTGGAAAGGTAAAACTTACCCAAGATCTAAAATGAAAGAAGGTGCTAAAAACCTTCCGTGGGAAGCGGAAGCTTACAATAGAACATAATGAGTAAAAAGAAATTTAGAGAAACAACCGTTGGCCAACTATTATTTGGCGCTGCTTCAATTATAAACCCTACTTTGGGTAATATACTATCAGGTGTTAGTTCACCAAAAGAAGCATTAGCAGAAATAACAAAGTCAGATGTGAGTGCAACTGACAAAATAAAATTACAACAAATAATATACGACCAACAAAATAAAGAACTAGAAGCTATTACTTCAAGATGGGAGGCAGATTCCATGTCAGATTCTTGGATGAGTAAAAATGTACGCCCACTAGTATTNGTATGGTGTATAGTTATATTTTCATTAGCTGGAATTTTAGATAGTGTAGAAAGTATACCATTTCATATAAATAATATATGGAATGATACTTTTGAAAAGGTTATGATGGCNGTCGTTTTAGCCTATTTTGGTGGACGCACGACTGAAAAGGCAACTAGTATTTATAAACAAAAATAATAATTAACAATAAAAACAAATTAAAATGGGATATTTTGGAAAAGCTTTAGCAATTTCTGCTTCCGACACAATTAATGGACTTCCAGCATGGGAATTTATGAATCAGACTGGAACATTAGGAACATATTTAGCGGGTTCAGTTATTTATGCTGGAGGAGCAGGAGATGTTAATATAATTCCTGCAGGAACAGTGGGTGAACAAAGTGGTGTTGCATCAACTGGTGCTTTAACAATTACTACTGGTGGTACTGGCTATACAACTGCTACAGATACTGCAACAACAACTACTGGCGATGGTTCAGGATTAAAAGTTAGCTACACAGCAGCTGCAGGAGCTGTAACTGTTATTAGTGCTATTACTGCTACTGGAACTGGATATACAGTAGGAGATGTAGTTACAATAACTGGTGGTGGAACTAATGCTACATTAACAATAACAGCGGTCAGAGATTATCTACCGGTAGCAGCTGATGGTGTTGAATTCAGTGGATTATCTGCTGGAGATATAATACCAGTAAGAGCAGATTATGTACTAAGTACTAATACTAGCGCTACACTATTAGTAGCAATGAGAAACGAAACGTAAATTAATTTTTTACGTGTAATTATATAAATAGAATATTAATTAAATCAAATCAAAATTATGNCAAAAGAAAAAGCAACAAAAGTAAATAAAATCACTGATGAACAATTATCAAGTGTAAATGACACNCAAGCTAAAATTAACGATGCAATATATCGTTTAGGAATGCTTGAAATTCAAAAAGAAGGAGTAAAACGTGGGTTTGAAGATCTTTCAAAAGAAATGGAAGATATAAAGANATCTTTAGAAGAAGAATANGGNGCTGTTAATATAGANTTAAAAACAGGTAGCTATACTCCAATAGAAAAAGAAGAAGAAGAAGTAGAGGATAAAGAAGGTGACAAATAATATTAGAAAAATCAGTATTGGATCTGATTATAAAAATGACGCCATGCATTATGCTTTAGGGCAACAAGTGTATGGCGGTCATACAATTTCTCATATTCTATTTGAAGATACTGATAATTCTTATAATATTTATATTAAAAAAAACAACGAAGTATTACCTTGGAAGAAGTTTAATTCTCACATGGCTATATCAGTTGAATATGATTTAGAATATTAATGAAAAGTTTATATGATTTTATTATAGAACCTTTGGGTGATAAATATAGTAATACAATAAAAATCGGAGACAAAGATGTTGTTGTGAATACTAAAATTGAAAACTGGAAATTTGTTAATAGACTAGCAACAGTGGTACAAATACCTAAAGCTTTTAAAACTAAAATAAAAGAAGGTGATATTATAGTTGTACATCAAAATGTTTTTAGAACTTTTTATGATATGCGAGGAGAAAAGAAAAAAAGTAGATCGTGGTTTAAAAATGATTTATATTTTTGTTCTTTAGATCAAGTATATTTATATAAAAATTCTACTGGTTGGCATACTTTTGGTGATAGATGTTTTATTCAACCAATAAAAGATACTAATTCTCTAACATTAGATAAAGAACGTTCCCTAATAGGAATATTAAAATATGGTAATAGTTCTTTAGAAGCGCTAGAAATCAACGAGGGAGACTTAGTTGGTTATACTCCTAACGGAGAATGGGAATTCTTAGTAGATAAAGAGCGCTTATATTGTATGAAATCAAATGATATTGTTATAAAATATGAACACCAAGGAAACGAAGAAAAATATAATCCAAGCTGGGCGTGTAGCAGTTAAAGAGTTAATCAAAGTTGCTAAAGAACCCATTATAGATTTTGGACCCGATATTTCCGCAGATAGATTAAAGAACGCTGCAGCTACTAAAAAGTTAGCTATCTTTGATGCTTTTGAAATTCTAAATAGAATTGAAGAAGAAAAGAATATGTTAGAAGATAAACCTAAAGAAGAAAAGAAAGAAAAAACTTTTAAGGGTTTTGCAGAAGGGAGGTCTAAATAATGTATCAACAAGAATTATATAAAATAATACCCGATCATATTAAACCTAAAGTTCTTAAAAGAATGAATAGGTATAATAAATGGGAGTATGGATACAATGAAGAACATGATATTATAGTTATCAGTAAAACTGGTAAAATAGGTGAAGTATATGAAATACAAAACCTTAAAATAGCTTTACCTAAAGAAGAAAAAGTTCACAAATTTGAAAACGATAGATGGACTAAAACTGAATACCCTAAACCATTAAGTAGAATAAAAACCGTATTTCATTGGAGAGAATATCCAGAGGATTTTAAAGAAAAATGGTTTGAATATATTGATGAAGAATTTAAAAGACGTGAAGAAGGGTTTTGGTTTTATAGTAAAGGTAAAAAAACTTATTTAACAGGCACACACTATATGTACTTGCAATGGTCTAAAATTGATGTAGGACCACCAGATTTTAGAGAAGCAAATAGATTGTTCTTTATATTCTGGGAAGCTTGCAAAGCAGATACACGATGCTACGGTATGTGTTATCTTAAAAACAGACGTTCGGGATTTTCTTTTATGGCTTCAGGTGAAGCTGTAAATATGGCAACTATCTCAAGTGATGCGAGATTTGGTATATTGTCTAAAACCGGACCTGATGCTAAAAAAATGTTTACTGATAAAGTTGTACCCATCTCAGTTAATTATCCTTTCTTTTTTAAACCGATTCAAGACGGTATGGATCGACCTAAAACAGAATTAGCTTATAGAGTACCTGCATCTAAATTTACTAGAAGAAGTATAGAGGCAGGAAATGATCTTGCAGAATTAGAAGGATTAGACACAACAATTGATTGGAAGAATACTGGAGATAATAGTTATGATGGTGAAAAATTAAAACTATTAGTACATGATGAATCAGGAAAGTGGGAGAGACCTAACAATATATTAAATAACTGGAGGGTTACAAAAACAACATTAAGACTTGGTAGTAGAATTATTGGTAAATGTATGATGGGATC